GGGAGCGGTCGGACCGGACCCGCGGCGACCGGCGGTGTTGCCGTCACGCGCCGGATGGTACAGGTCAAGTTTCTCGTGCTGATACAGGGCGTACGGGGTGCCGTACCTGATCTCGATCACCGGAGTCGTCGTCGTGACTCCGCTCCGCTCATACGACATCGAACCTTTCAGGTTGCCGGTGTCGACGGGGACAAGGTTCTGTGATTCGTTTCCGATCGCCTGCGCCGCATCCCACAGGGCGCGCCCGACCGCGACCGTCATTTCCCGCGAGTTCGCTTCCATCGCCTGCGCGAGTTCGCTCAGACCGAGGACGCTCACCTCGACACCGCCGCGGCGCGCCATCAGCCGTCCCCCAACGACACGACCACGAACTGCTTGCCGTGCTCATCCCATCGTTCGTCGATCTCGATGATCGGACGGATCGACCCGTCAGGGAACTCGATCTCGTCACTCAACCCGAGCGACAGCGTCGACGACGGAATGTACGCCTTGTATTCGATCACCCGCTCATTACGTTCGAGGTCGGCGTTCTCGGTGGTGACCTTCTGGATGTATGCGGCATACGACGTCGCGGCACCCGAGTATTGGGCCTCGCCGTAGTTGTTGAGCGACGACAGGACACGGATGTTCACCGCTCGCGTGGTGAGCGGTTTCAGCGCCGTCAGGAACGCCGTCGTCGAAGGCACAATCAGTCGGCTCCCGGACCGAAGTATTGGACGCCGCGAATCGTCTGCGACCTGCCGCCGTCGCGCACGTTCTCGAACTGGCCGGACGAGAACCATGTCCGGAAGATGTCCGAGTTCTCCTCGTCGATCTCCTTGTCCGAGATCGTGATGCCGCCCGCGTACGGGATCGGGACGCCGCCCTCACGCCCGGACAGCGCCTTCAGGGATGCGGCCTGCTCGCGGTACGCCTTCGCCCGCTGACTCATCGAGACCGACAGGTCGCCGATCTGCTTGTCGGCTTCGCGTGCGAGTTTCGACGCGATCGTCAGACAGCACCGGTAGGCGGCGTCGTACAGCGCGGTCGTGCCGGTAGACGTCCCTGAGGCTTCGGTGTTGACCCATGCGATCTCCTCATCGGAGAGCAACTGGTCGGTCGTGTCGGTGTCACCGATCAAGAACCGGATCGCGTCACGAGCGTTCGCGGCAGGGTCGCCAGCGTAGGTCCAACTCACGAGATGCTCCCGTCATACGACACGACCTCAGAGCCGGACAGCCCGACTCCTGCGGCGGTGTTCTCCCACCGCGAGTTCCCGGCATCCCAGTAGAGACGATCACCGTCCTGAAGGTTCGACAGGTAGACATCCTCGGTCTCGGTGAGTTTCGCGCCCCATGTCGGACGAACGACGAGCGTCCCGTTCTGCTTCGAGTTGAGCGCGAGCGCGACCGTGACGATGTTGTTCGGCGCGGACGGCGCGGTCGCAGTCAACGCACCTGCCGTCGTCGACGACGCGAACAAGATGTCGCCCGCCGTGAAGTCTCTCGTGTCGATCGACATGAGTTTGCCGAAGTGGAGGACATGGAAGAAGTCGCCGACCTCGGCATCCTTCGCGGCGAGTCCGAGGATGCGCTTCGAGTCGTAGGTGCCGTCAGCGGTGAACGGACGGACGAGGATGTGGCCGGACGCGCCCTCGGTGCCGTGCGCGTAGACCACCTGCCCGCGTGTCACAGCGGCGTCTGCCTTGACGTAGTAGTAGACCTCCTGCCCGATGTGCGCCTCGACAGGGACGTTCGTCCCGTTCGACAGGTACAGGTGGACGGTCTCGTAGGTTTCGTCCCACGCCATCTGACCGACTGAGTCGATCGGCTCGTTGTTCGCGACGTCGAGTCTGATCTTGCGAGTCTCTAACTCGCCGACCAGCCCGATGTCCCTCGTGATGCGATTCCCGATACCCATCAGCCAACCTCACCTGTAGAAGATCGAGCCGGACGGCGTACCCGTGATCACATCGACGAAGATGCCGCCGTCACACTTCACGCCACCGGGACCGAACCACAGTTCGTCATGCCCACCGTTGCTGGGGTCAGACGACGCGATGAACTTCCCCGTGTTGTCCGTGCCGTTGTGGATGTGAAGATGGACGTTCGACTCTGCGTCGTCGTTCACACCGAGACCGAGGAACACGCAAGTCCCAACCACAGCCTGCTGATCCACGCCGCTCAAAGCCACGACCTCAGCCGGACCATTGTTACTTCTCTGCGTCATGCGTTCTCCTTAGTGAATGACGAAGGTCGGGACCGGGACCGTGCTGGACCCGATCCCGACCTCAGCCGGTAGTTCAGTTGCTAGGTCAGGCGACCGCGTTGCTGAAGAAGTAGCCGAGCGGCGAACCGACGACCTTGAAGTCCCACGCGGACTCGATCTCCAGACGATCCGAACGGAGGTGATCCATCCGGAAGCGGCTGACAGCGGTGCTCGTGCCGAGACCGCCACCAACGCCGGTCCACACGAAGTTGTAACCGGCGGACGCGGTCATGAGACCGGCCTGCGGAGCGACGTAGCAGAGGAGCGCATCCTTGTCGCCGATCTGAGCGTACGACGCGGAAGCGCCCTCAGCGGCGGAGTTGTAGACGCCCTTCATGACGAACACGTTGTCGACTTCGAGGATGCGGGCCATGAGGTCCGGACCGATCGAGTCGGCGCTCGTGTACTTGAACCGGTCGACGAAGTCGGGGTGGTTCTTCAGCACCGAGTAGGTGTTGTACGACAGCACGAGGGTGTTGGCGAGGTAGCCGGTGTCCGACAGGATGGTGTTCTTGCCGGTCTCGATGTTGCCGATCGGGTCCGACCCGGACGCCGACCACAGGGTCGACGGGGTGTTGTCGGTGTCCCACACGCCGGTGGTGAAGAAGTTCGACGCCCAGTCGCGCTCCTGACGGATCATCATCTGGTGCGTGAGGAACCGGGTGGCGTCCATGTCGGGATCGAGCGGGGCGTCGCTGTTCGCGCGAACCTGATCGCCGATGTCCTTGTGGAGCGCCCACACCGCCGACGAGTACGTCGCGGTGGAGAGGCCGTAGCCGGAACCGGCGGACTCGGTGCCGTCGGCGCGGGTCTTGGCCTGATCGCGATAGAAGTCAGCCTGCGTGTAGGTGAAGTACTTGTCCGACTGCTTCTGGACGTTCACGGTGGGGAACACTCGCGAAGCGACGAACGAGTCCATCTCGTTCATGTACGCGATGCTCATGTTCGTCAGGATCGCGTCAACATGGACCTGACTCTGAGTGGGCTGGGGCATTGTTCTGTCCTCTTTCTTTGGTCAGGCTCAGGCGGCGCGGCCAGCGGTCGCGTTGATAAAGGCTTCGACGGTCTCACCGACAGCCGCCGCGCTCAGCGCGATGCCCATCGTGTAGACGGTCGTGTCGGTACCGGCGGCGATGGCGTCAGCCTGACCGTCGGCGCTGGTCCCGATGAGGTTGCCAGCGGCGAGCGTGCCGTCAGCGACCACCTTCGAGATACCGAACAGGCACACCTCGGCGGCTCCACCGGAGGCGGGGTTGTTCTGAAGGACGCCGATCGGGACGTCCGTGATGGCGGCGCACACCGTCACGGTGTTGTTGCCCGACATCTTGACAAAGTGGTACTGCTTCGTCGACAGGTCCGCTGAGGCGGTGAACTGTCCGACCTTGACTTGTGCGGCTTCGTACGCCATGACTCAGAGTCCCTTCTCGATGAGGTAGGTGTTGTAAAGGTCCTTGTCGCGGGTAGCGACGAGGCTGACGGCCTTCGCGAACGACGGAGCCTCACCCGAGGCGACGAGGTCGTTAGCGAGCGACTCGATCTTTCCCCACGCATCGGCGGCGCTGTCGTCGGCGACATCAGCGCCAACTTCCTTGAGGACACCGGCCTCGGCGAGCGCGCGGGCCGAAGCCTTCAACACGGACTCGATCTTCTCGGCGGCGGCGGGAGCGGCCTTGCGGAGGTCGACGAGCAGAGCGCCGAACTCATTCACGTCCACCTCGGGGAGAATCGCGAACTCGCCAGCGGTCTCAACCGCCTTCGCCAGTTCGGCCTCAGCCTCGATGCGCTCCTTCTCGGCGCGCATGGCGGACAACTCCTTGCGGAGGTCGGTCAGTTCCTTGCGGAGTTCGGCGTCCGGGCCAGCGACCGAAGCGGCGACCGGAGTCGGCTCCTCGGCGACGGCCTCCTCGACGACGGTCTCCTCGGTCACTTCGAGTTCCATCTCGGGATTCTCTCCTTCGTCAGTTTCGGCGTCGCTGTCAGCGGCGCTCTTGATGACCAGCCACCCCTCGTGAAGGTGCGCCGGATGATCGACACCGGAGGTCTCCCGGATGTCCAACTCGGCGAGTTTCGTGCTGACAGCCATCGCGGGCAACATTACAGAGATAGCGGACGTCGCCCGTTGTAGGTCAGCGTTTCGGGTCAGCGAACCTGCGGAGCCGGTCGATCACTCGGAGGAGTTCGGTCTCCTCGTCGGGACCTCTTGCGACTACCCGTTGAAGATAGGAGACCGCGATCGCCGCGTCGCGTTTCGTGAATGTTGATCTTGCCATCGGTGACTCCTATCTCGAACAGTTCGGTGACGTCGACGACCATCGCCTTCGGGACGTGGAGCACGCTGTCGACGTGCTGGTCCTCTGATAGCGACTGGGCGACCGAAACGTGTCCGGGTTTCCGTCCTGTTTTCCGGTCGAGCGCGATTCCGACGGTGACGATCTCATACGGGTCGCGGTCATGGGGACCGGTGATGCTACTCCAACCTGACACGTCGGCGTGCGCGTCGTGCCATCTGATGATGACAACTTTCATCATTCGTCCTCGTCGTCGAGGAAGCCGAGACGTCGCGCGAGTTCCTCCAACGCTTCGCTGTCGGGGATGCGTTCCGTGATGAGCCGGTCGAGGTGTCCGTTCGCGGCTCCGGCGATCTCCCATCCCATCAGCGCCGCCATGTCCGGGTCGACAACGAACGACATCATCTGGTGGTCGCCGTCGTCGTCGGTGGTCACGAACCGGAGGTAGCAGGCGTTCCCAACGCCTTCCTCGGTGACGACGGTCATCATGTCGACCGCGTATGCGCCGATGGGGATCGCTTCTTGGAGGTCGACCCAGCGATCACTCATCCGGAGGACAGTAGTCTGTCCCCCGCCAGCGGGCATGTCCCTCCCGGATCGGGACGAGTTCGAGGTGGAAGTCGCCGTCACCGGGCTGATAGTCGACGACCGCGATCCCCTGTTGCCAGTCCTCGTGACGCACGATCGGACGTCCGTCGAGGTCGGTGCCGCCTTTCACGGACGGGACCGCGCCGTCGATCCGGGCCAGACAGCCGGGGGAGGCGGCGAGGATGGTGCGCGGTCCGTCGTGATCCTCGCGGGTCATCTCGGCCCACTCGCGTCGGTGAATGTGACCGTAGAGGACGCTCACCTTCTCCCGGGCGAGGTACTTCGAGGCTGTCGACCCGGACGAGTTGACCTTGTCGCCGTGGATGACGCGGAGCCGATCGTTGATCCAGAACATCGCCGCCGGGTAACCCGGAAGGTATTCG